TTTTAGCGGTTCCCGCCGGGCCTGTCGGAATGGACGCGGGTGATGCAAGCGGTCGGTTGGGCGGCTTCACAATGTCGCGCAACCGGTTCAGCAGTTTGTCGCTGATGCTGGCAATGTCGCCGGGCGCATCGTCCAGCTTGTTGCCGGTCATCGTGAAAAACTGGCTGCCGCAAAAAACCTCGATGCCGACATCATTTGATTTGAACGTCTTGGTCTCGCCCTTGACGAATATGTGCCAGCCGTTGCCGCTCGGGGATGTCTCCGCGTAGCTGTTACACCCGGCAATAATCTTGTGGGCAAGCTCTTTGTCGGCGTTGGAGTCGATGTCTATCCCAATCAATCCGTCACCCGGCAGGAAGGCGAAACCCAGCCCGTCAAACCCGTATTCAGCGGCAGCTTTTGCGTCTTCGTAGGCGGCGAGTTTTGCGCGGTCTTCGGTGTCGCCCTGCTTGCCGAACCGCTTCGATCCGTTCACGTAGTAGGGGACTTTTCGCGGCTTTTTATCACCGTCTTTTTTCTCAAAACGCCAGACCAGCCACTGCCGGCGCGTCGTCAATTCAGATGGAAACATAGTCAAAACCTGTTCATGTTTTGCGTTCATTTTATGGGTGCGGCAGGCGGTGAACGGCCGCTTTTCGGGAGCTACCCTATCCGCCCGCACAGCGTACCACGCCTTTTACATCAAAAATATTCACTTTTTCTGATATATGTTTTTCGCAAATACATAGATGCGGTTAAATGTCAAGTAGGGTACGGGTAGGGTACGGCTATATAAATTTTGATCACTGCATACTGGTGGGGGTATGTTGCATACCCTGTCGCAAATTACAATCCGTTTACATGATCTTACAAGGCGTTAACAATTTGTCCGAAAATCACATAAAAAAGCGGTCCAGGTAGGGTACGAGGGTACGGGTGAGCACCACTTTTCTATAATACCCCCGCGCGCATAGTACTATTTTTCCTTTTTACCCTCTTTATAGAAAAGCCATACCCACGTACCCCCCAATTTTTGTGTGGGTATTATGGAGATATTGCCGTGGCGATAATTCCGCAGTAATGATAGGCTTTACTGATGAAAAATAAACTCCACCGCCACCTCGTCACCTGCCGACTCTGCCAGCTTGAACAAGGCCACTACTGCCACGCGCTGTCCGAAAGTACCGCGCAACGTATGCGCGAACGGGCCAGGTCAGACCCGGTCGGATTCGCCGAGTACGTCAGCCGGGTTATTTACGAGAGGATTACGGGAAAAGTGGTTGACGGTGAATAATGCAGGCGCAATACTGAACGGACAAGAAAACAACGGGGATTTAGCCATGAGATCATGGGAACAACGCGAATCAGCGCGGACGGGTAAGCCGGTTCCGCAAGTGCTGGCAGAGCTGATGGAGCATATCGGCGGTGAATCATGACATTCACCCGCAGCCACACCAGGCAAATGCCACGGAATCGCGTTCTAGGCCGTCTTAAAGCCGGGGAAATGAATAAAACCGAATCAGCCTACGCTGAGCACTTGAAAGCGTCTCAAATCGCCGGAGAAGTGGAGGCGTGGTGGTTTGAGTGTGTCGGGCTGAAAGTTGCGGCAAAGTGTCACTACTACCCGGATTTTATGGTGATGTACTCGGACGGCCGGATTGAGATACACGAGGTCAAGGCGCGCAACTCTGCCGGAGGGTATCGAGCCGAGGATGATGCGAAAGTGAAGCTGCGCGTTTGCGCTGAAAAGTTCCCGTTTCCGCTCGTTGTTGTCTGGCCGAAACAGGGCGGATTCCGGGCAGGATGGGAGCGGGAAGAGCTATGAAAAAACCACTCCAATACCAACCCTTCGCCGCGTTCGTCGTCCGCCCTGACGGCATCGAAGTCCCGATACGTCACGAAAACGGCTGCGCCCGATACTGCACGAAGCCGCATAACTGGAAAGTTTCCGCCGTCATCCGGTACGAAGACGGCGACCTGATACGGGAAGATGTGGTCAAGTTTGAGGCTAAGCGCGCCATGCCAACCGATTTTACGGCGGACATGTACAAGCATCTGAACGACCGTATTGCAGGGCGTCGGTGGTACTTTGCGAGGGTGACATGTCGCCCGATACTGAGCTGATGCAGCCGGAGTTGTTCGGCCAGGATGAGCATGTTTGTCCGGGCTATGACGTTTGCCCTGTAAAACTTTGCGGCTGCCGTTGGCTTGGGCTTGGAACTCCGTTCGCCAGCGATGCAAAAAAGCCAGACTTGCCAAACCATCCGAACGAGGGCTAATATCCGGACATCCCTTCCCGGACAAGCGCCGGGTTTTTATTCCGAGGCCAACATGATTTCATCTCGCGACCTCAACGACCTCCATCCCGCCGTCAAGCGCCGCGCACTGGCCATGATTTCCGCCTGCGACGCCGACGGCATCACCTTGCTAATCACCAGTACCTACCGCGACAATGCCAGTCAGGACAAACTCTACGCACAAGGGCGGGGCGGCGCTGTTGGCCCGGTCGTTACCAATGCCAAAGGCGGGCAAAGCTGGCATAACTGGCGTCTGGCGTTTGATATTGTGCCGATTGTTCACGGCAAACCTTGCTGGGCTACAACCGGCGACGCTGGCCGACTCTGGCGCAAGATCGGCCTGATTGGCAAATCGTGCGGGCTGGAATGGGCAGGCGATTGGAAACGGTTCCCGGAGTTTCCGCATTTTCAATACACGGGCGGTCTGTCGCTGGCCGACCTGCAATCCGGTAAAACCCTCAGAGGTGACGCATGAGCACAACCGCCCGCATCAAGAGCAAGCTGAAGCGGCAATCAACATGGTCTGGCATCGGCCTGGTGGCGCTGGCACTGACGCCAGTCTTCCCGGCCTACGCCGCCTACCTGTCAGCCCTTGCCGGGGTATCCGCCGGGCTTAAACTGATTCTGGCCGAAGACAACACCAAGGACACGGGCAATGCTGGACAGAGCTGAGCATGTCCAGCACACTGCCGAGGTGGGTGTGGTGACTGCCAAAATTGCTCCGCCTGTGGTCGTCTCCGGCATGGTGGTTGCCGGGCATCCCATTCAGGATTGGCTAATCGTGCTCACCATCATCTACACGGTCATCCAGATTGTTTTGCTGATTCCGAAATTGCGGCAGATGTGGGGGAGCCGGTAATGACAACAGGTAGACCGCTGGGGAGACCGCGCACGACCACAGCAGACCTGCCGGATGACTGGGAAAACATCATGCGCGAAGCTGCACAAGAAGGCGCGAGTGATGTGGAGGTGCGTTGTCTGCTGGGTATTGGCGAGTCCGGATGGTACACGCTGATCGAAGACGATGAACAATTTTGCCGAACCGTAAAAGAATGCAAGGCGCTTTGTCAGGTCTGGTGGGAGCGTACCGGGCGCAAGATGACCATGGGTGCGGACGGAAACGCAACGGTCTGGATATTCAACATGAAAAACCGATTCGGGTGGCACGACAAGCAGCAGGTGGACAACATCAGCTCTGACGGCAGCATGTCGCCCAAGGAATCAAGCGCTGCCGTCCTTGACGCGCTGAAGCGCAAACATGCACCCCAATGAAATAGCGGACAACCGCACCGACCTGCTGACATTCACAAAGACAATGTTCCGGGCGCGCAAAGGCCAGGAGTTTGTCGAAAACTGGCACCATGCCGCGATATGCGCCGCACTTGAGCGTGTCGTCATCGGGCAGACAAAGCGCCTGATTATCAACATCCCGCCGCGTTACTCAAAAACCGAAATAGCCGTAATCAATTTCATGGCTTGGTGCATGGGTAACTTCACTGACGCCGAGTTCATCCACGCCAGCTATTCCAGCCGACTGGCGGCTAACAATTCCTACCAGTGCCGGGCTGTGGTGCAGTCCGAAGCCTATGCCGAAATATTCCCGGGCGCACGGCTGATGAATGATAGTAAGGCGCGTGACGAATGGCGCACGACTGACGGCGGGTGCGTCTATGCGACCGGCGCTGAGGGAACGATCACCGGCTATGGTGCTGGCAAGCTGCGAGACTATTTCGGCGGCGCAATCATCATCGACGATCCGCACAAGGCTGGCGAGGCATCCAGCGACGCGATGCGCCATAATGTGCTGGACTGGTTTCAGACAACTATCGAAAGCCGATGCAACTCGCCGGACACTCCCATCATCGTCATCATGCAGCGATTGCATGAAGAAGACCTGACGGGATGGCTACTGAAGGGCGGCAACGGCGAGAAGTGGGAACACTTGTGCATACCGGTGCTGGATGCCGACGATAACCCGCTCTGGCCATTCAAGCACGACCGCGAAACCTTGCAGCGCATGGAGTCATCTAACCGGTACGTATTCACTGGCCAGTACATGCAGCGACCATCGCCATTAGGGGGAGGCATCATAAAAGGTCAATGGTTTGGCCGGTACTCCATCGCGCCGAAGATGAAATACCGAAAAATCTATGCCGACACCGCACAGAAGACAGCAGAGCGAAACGACTATTCGGTTTTCGAGTGCTGGGGTCATGGCGAGGATAACCGCATCTACCTGCTGGACATGATACGCGGCAAGTGGGAAGCGCCCGAACTGAAGCGCCGGGCTGTGGAGTTTTGGAATAAACACGCGCAGCCCTCACAACATGGCGCGCTGCGGAAAATGGTCGTGGAAGATAAGGCATCCGGCACCGGACTAATCCAGGATATTCGGCATGATGCAAAAATCCCAGTGCAGGCGCAGCAGCGCAACAAGGACAAATTGACTCGCGTAATGGATGTTACAGCTTACATAGAATCAGGTTATGTTATGATTCCAGCAGATGCGCCATTTACATCTGACTTTGTTTCTGAGTGCG